TCCAACGCTACCGCCGCTTCCGCCGCCGCCGCTTGCTCCTGTAATCGAACCTCCCGCTCCTCCTGCGCCGCTACTAGAGCCACCGCCTCCACCGCCACCCGCTCCGCCTTGATACGAGCAGCCTCCTGCTTGTCCGGCCCCGCTTGTTGGAGAGCCTCCGCCACCTCCACCACCAAATCCAGAAGAGGCGCCAGCAAAATTCGGTGATACGGTATTTACGCCGCCGAATTGGCCGGTTTGATATCCTGATGATGCATAGTTTCGGGGATCTCCTGAAGAATTTAGAACACCGCCGCCTCTGGAACCGGCTCTAACGGCTGTAGCGCCTCCCTCACCTTGATCGCCACCATAGGCATACAGTTTTGTTCCAAAATCACTCGCGCCTCCGGATGTACCATTATTTCCATTTGTGCTTGAAACTCCCGTTCCTCCGGTTCCACCTGCTCCAATCGTAATGCTTTCAGTTGCGCTTAGATCAGATGCTTTGAACAAACGATAAGCATACGCACCGCCAGCACCGGCAGAACCACCAGAACGAGTTCCTCCGCTACCACCACTACCGCCGCCGCCACCTGCACCCCACACCTCAACCAACACAAAGGTAGCGCCGGAAGGTTTTGTCCAAGTGCCAGAAGAAGTAAACTCTTGGAAATTAGCACTTCCACCAGATGTTGCGATGGTGATAGAACCAGCTCCGTTGGTAATAGTTACCCCAGAGCCTGCTGTCAACGTCGCTTTGGTAAGCGTATTGCCCGTGCTGTTGCCAATTAAGAGTTGACCGTTTGTATAGCTGGTTTGCCCAGTACCGCCGTTGACAACAGGAAGTGTGCCTGTGACGCCGGAGGATAGACTGATATTGGTGATCGTGTTGTTTGATCCATTGATCGTCTTGTTGGTAAGTGTTTCAGTTCCGGTAAGCGTTACATAGCCAGAGGCAGGAAGATAAGCTGCAACCCAATTTGATCCGTCATACACACGCATCTCGCCCACGGTACTGTTCCAGTACAAGGCACCAGTCAGCAGCGCATTACCGTCGTTGTCAAGCGTAGGATTAGAGGTCTTAGAGCCTAAGTAACGATCATCGAAGCTATCATAGCTTGCAGCAGCAGCCGTGGCACTGTTAGCAGCACTGGTGGCGCTGTTAGCAGCGTTAGTAGCCGAGGTAGCCGCAGCAGACGCAGAAGCAGCCGCAGACGTAGCAGAACCCAGGATGCTATCGACATAGCCCTTGCGGGTCAAGTCATCATCAACTGTAGGCGTGGCAGTGCTGGTGATTTTATTGGAACCCATGACGATGTTACCCGTCATCGTACCACCAGCCAAGGCTAAACGAGTGTCACGCTGCGTGTCAACATAGTCCTTGGTAGAAGCATCAGTTCCAGCCGTAGGCGTACCAAGACCAGTGATCTTGTTACTTCCCATTGCCAGAGCACCGGTCATGGTGTCGCCTGACTTGCTAACCTTGGTAGCGATAGAGTTCGTTAACGTGGTTGCAATGTTTGCATCATCGTTAAGAGCATCAGCAATCTCACCAAGTGTATCTAGAGTAGCTGGAGCAGTGCCGATCAGGTTGCTGATAGCCGTATCAACATAGCTCTTAGGAGCAGCGTCACTGGAGTTGGTAGGCGTAGGAAGGCCCGTGATCGTTGCAGATGTTCCAGAGTTCATGTCCAACGTACCGTTGATGGTGACGTTGTTGAACGAGGAAGAGCCGCTAGAGGCCGTGACGTTACCGGTCAAGTTACCGGTGACATTGCCGGTCACATTGCCGGTGACGTTACCAGTAAGGGTACCAGTAACGTTACCAGTCAAGGTTCCAGAAAGGCCAACAGTAGCCGTTACGTTGGTAAAGGTACCCGCAGCAGGCGTGGTTCCACCAATAACGGTGTTGTTGATGGTTCCGCCCGTCTGAGCCACACCAGCGACAGTACCACCAGTAATAGCAGCAGCGTTGGCTTCTTGGTTACCCAAGGAACCCACCAGCTTGACAACAGCGGCGCTACTGTCCTTGGTATAAAGTTTCTTGTCAGTTACGTTGACAGCCAACTCGCCCTGCTGCAATGAACCCGCAGAAGGTACAGAAGAGGCTGTGCTACTGTTCTTGGTGATTATCGTTGCCATTTAAGCTCCGTATTTATTTTCGTACCATTGTTGTAACGGGCCTGCTACGTTTCTTGGATATGCAGGCATATAGGCATTGTAGTATCTTTGAATTGCAGCATAGTAGTCCGGGCCAAACTGCGGAGTAGTGCTTCCAAGCATCGTGTCTGAAGGAGGAATGCTACCGATATTAGTCCCACCGCCCATCATACCTGTTCCTGCTGTTCCTGTTCCCAACAAAGTCAATAATTTTAATAAATCGTTTGTTGAAACAAGAGGCTTTGTAGGCTCCGCAACTTTAACCTCAGGAATAGGAACTTCAAACTTGGGAGGCAGCACCGGAGGAGGAGTTAATATCGGAGTAAACTCATCTTCCACTATTGGTTTTGACTGGACAGTAACCTGCTGCGCCGGTGGAGGAACCACTGTAGGAATCAGACTACCAACCACTTCACGAGGAACCACAGGTGTTTGTTCTGTTGTACCAGTAACAGCAACACTCTGAGAAGGTACTAAACTACCAATAACACTACCAATAACCGAGGGAGCCTCTGGAGTAGGTGCCAAAGGAGAACTGGTTACGGGAACTGTCTGAGTTGGTACAATCGAGCCTATTGCTGCGCCAACTGTTGTAGGAACTTCTGGTTGTGTAGCAATTGTTTGTCCTGTAACGGGTACTGTTTGCGTCGGTACCAAACTTCCAATAACGCTTCCAACTGTTTCTGGTACAGCAGGAGTAGTGGCCATTGTCTGCCCCGTAACCGGAACTGTCTGAACAATATTCGACAACAAACCGCCAACAGCAGCACCGGCAGGAGCAGAAATTTGTGTTTCCGCCGGAAGTGTTGTTGATTGGACGGGAACTGTTTGCATTGTATCCGACAACAAGCCACCAGTGGCTGCACCAACAGTCTCAGGAGTGGTTTGAGGACTGATAGTTTGGCCTGCAACAGTTACCTGCTGTCCAGTAGCTGCTGAAATCAAAGCAGCAGCAACTTCTGGAGCAACCTGTTGAACAGGAGCTTGTCCAGTTACTTGTACTTGCTGCGTAGCACCTGCAACGCTAACGGGTTGTCCAACAAGACTAGACAACACAGCACTGGCTATGTCTGCTGTAATGTCTTGTGCAGCGGTAGTAGTCTGTACTTGAACCTGTTGAGCAGGAGCCTGTGCTTGAACGGCTTGAGATGGCGTGATTGCACCGACAACCGCAGCAGGAGCTGTTACATCAGATTGAGCCGGGGCCGTGGTGGTTTGTACCTGAACCGTTTGGCTTGGGGTTAGTCCTGCCCCAATCGCGGCAGCCGGGGCTGTTGCTTGCACCTGCGCCGGAGTGGTTGCTCCTTGAACCGTAACGCTTTGAGTGTCCGAAAGAAGGTTCGGTGAGGTCGATTGAGCAGCCGATCCCAACAAACCTCCAGAAATAGCACCAGCCGCAGAAGGGGCGGCAGTCGCTAACAGACTGGCAGGGTTGGCCCCACCTGTGATCGTAACCATATTAGGAAGACCAGAAGAAGCCGCGCCAGCTCCACCGACAGAGATGCCAGCGAAATCAGTTGCAATCTGTCTTGCCGTAGCACCAGCCAATGCATCGCCAGCGATCTGTGATGCAGTAACAGCCCCGACACCCTGCTCAACCAGAGCGTTCACAATATTAGCTTGAGAGGCTCCAGCACCAGCAAGATCAACAGCAGTATTCGCAGCGGTCTGCGCGGCAGTTGGGAATAAGGTTTCTATACCAAAAGCGGTCAAGCCACCAAGAGCAGCCGACTTTAGCGCAGACTCTAGATCGCCTGTAACTCCATAAGAAGTAAGTCCCGCCCCGGTAGCAGCCGCAACAGGCGCACTCAAAAGACCAGCACCAGCAGGGCCAAGAATGCCCCCAATGCCAGCAGCTAATCCAGCCTGAAGCAGTCGAGTTGCGTTAGATGTTTTGCCGAAGTCGGCGTTGTAGTATTGGGGAACGATCTCTTCCCCTGTCGCGGAATACAGGCCGAGAGTCGCGCCAATCCCACCAGGATTCATGCGGGTATATTCAATCGACCCGTCAGGATTGAAGCTGTAAACCTCATTACCTCTAACAATCGGATACGCTGCCCCGATTTCGTACGCAGACCTAATGTTTGCAGCATCTTCAGGCGTAACTAGCGATTGCAGATCAAGCCTGTTTGCTTGGGGCATCGGCTCACTTATGATTGCAGCACCTTGTGGTGTCTGCATAGTGGCTTGTTGCTCAATAGCTGCCGGAGTTGTGTTTCTTACATCCGCAGCAATCCTCTTTAGAGCATTCCAGTCCTGGTCGCTCTCTGCCCTAGCAGCGGTGCGAATCTGTGCGTCTGTGTAGCCTTGAGAGATAAAATCGTTGTATAGCCGACCCTTCTCTTCGTTTGACAGCGAATCAACATTCGGAGGAAGCTGTGGAACACGAGCCTCTGCAATCACATTCTTAGCAGCAATGTCCTCAGAGATAGCATCTGCCATCTTCTTGCCGAAGTCTGCGTTAGTGTGAACCCCGTCCAGAAGATCACCAGTGCCAGCAGAGGTTGCTTGACGAACATCAGTAAAAGAAAGGCCGTTAGACTCTGCCAGTTGTCTTAGTCCGTCATTAATCTGGTTTGCGCGCTGTTCTGCGGCAGGATCAATGTATCCAGCAATATTTCCAGTTTTGGAGTTCTGAGCGCCATACAACTCAGACACGCCCACAATAATCGGTGTTACGCCGTTCGCCCTAGCAATGTCCACCATCTGCTGAACACTTTGCAAGGTGATGGCCGGGTCTTGATTTTTAATAGCATCAGCAGCGCCGTAACGGATAATTGCGTACTGCGGCCTGTTTTGTTCGATGTAAGACTGGAAAGCACCAAACTTAGCGCCACCAGCAAGAGCCTCGTTAGATGTTTCTCCGCCAGTCGCAAGGTTCTGAACCTGAATCCCGAGGTTGTTTGCAATTACATCAGCGACTGAACTTCCGTACTTAGTATCTGGTGTTCCGTCTGGATTATATCCAACATACTCACTCATTGAGTCACCAAACAGCACAGCCTGTGGAACTAAAGATTGTGTGCTTTCGCCAAAAGGAAACAAAGAATCGGCGTTAAATTCTAATTCGTCTTCAGTCATTAAACGAGTTGCCATTATGCTTTCCTTATGACTTCAAAAGTGTTGATCGTGCTCATGCTTGAGGCTGATTCCGACTCTACTCTAATTTCATCGCCTTCTTCTAAGACAATATAAGCACCTTCGTTAAACTTAAGGAACTGTGTTGGGCTTAGAAGGTAACCGTCTAATACTTTAATCTCTACATTGGTGCTCTTGTCGTACCAGAACACATCAATGGTTTTGTTGTTGCCCGTGTGGTTCACTATATAACACAAGTTCCACAGAGCATAATAACCCGTAGGAACAGTGTAAACAGTGGTCTTTGTCGCGGCTGTTAGGTTGTTACCTACGGATACTTGTCTCATTCTTCGTCTTTCTTAGCAGGACGACCACGCTTAGGCGCAGATTCTTCTTCTTTGACTTCTTCTTCGTCTACTTTAACATAGTCAGGATGCGTCAGCATTGCCTTGATGTCGTGCTCAAACTCAAACGAATAGATAGAACCGGAATATTTGCACATGAATTTCATTCAATTCTCCAATGACAAAAAGGGAAGACCCCCGTAGGAGTCCTCCCTAGTTGTTTACTTAGGCCGGAACAGCCAGAGCAACAGCAGCGCCGTCGCGCAGTTCGTCGCAGCCAAACAGAACGTCAGCCGTGAACAGCGTACCGAGGTACTCTTGCTTGTACTGGGTCTGGGTACGAACACCCATCTGCTCAACCAGAACAGCGAAGTCCTTGTGAGCCAGCAAGCAGATCCGGGTAGCCGTAGAGCCAGAGGTCGTGTCAGCATTAGAGGTCACGAACACGGGGATGCCGTACACGTTGCCGATTTCGCCGTTACGGATGGTGTTGTTACCGCCTTGCTCGCCCACGAAAGCCTGCTCGGTGAAACGAGCAATGCCCATCAGGGTGTTACGGGTAGACGGGGGAACGATCAGGAAACGACCGTCCATCGGCACATCCTGGTCGTCAAGACGCTGGATCGAACGACGGATAGCGGCGTCGGTCAGAGCGCCAGAACCCGTGTTAGCACCGGCGTTGTAAGCCGTCGTGCCGTCAGCACCAGAGAAAGCACCGCTGTAAGCAGCCGTACCGCCACCGCCTTGAACCTTGCGGCCCAGACGGATCAGGGTCGTGTCCACTTGACGGCCCAGAGCGTAGCCAGCATCGTCCGTGTAGAACTGACGCAGCGACGACAGGGCTTGGGCTTCCACGATGTCTTCGATCAGACGCGAGTATTCCCAGTGTTGGTCGATAGCAACCGTCTTCTCGCCTTCGGTAGCGGCGATCAGGGTCACTTGGCTGCCAGCGGCCTTGGCCGAAGCATCACCACGGGTGGGGGCGGGAATGTGAACGGTGTCACCCTTCTTGCCCTTGAAGTTCATCTTCTTGATGAGGTTAGCGGCAACAAGAGACTTCTTGTAAGCAGCAACGATCTCATCACTCCATACCTCCGGAATGAAGGTAGCAGCGGTGGTAACGGTAACGTTATTAGTACCTAAAGGCATTTGATTCTCCTAAAACAAGTTATTTATTTAACCCGCCCTTCAGAGTACGCAGCCATGATTTCAGGTTGTAAGGCTTCGTAACGGGCAGGGTCTGTCATGCGTAGCCGGATAAGGTCGGCACGGCGATAAACTTTCTTAGAAGACTCCCCGGTTCCACTTACATCCACAGCAGCGGCTTTCATCTCGGTCTGTCGAACTTCCTTAGCAGCCGTAACCGCTTCGTTAGTACGAGTGCCTTTGATAGCCTTGAAGGTAGAAATCAACTCATCAGCAGCGTTAAAGTCGTACTGTGCATCAGCCAGTGCGTACATGTTCACGCGCATCGGAGAAGATTTAACCCACGCTGCAAACTCAGGGTCTTGAACCACATTAGCAAAGTCCGGATGCTTCTTAGCCAGTGCTGCTTGCGTCTGTAATTGACGCATTTGCGTAGCAGCTTGCTTGGCAGCTAAAACATCAGGATGACTTGCTACAGCCTTTTGAACGGCTAACTTGGGGTCTTCAAAAAAGTCTAATTCGTTTTCTACTTCTGGAGGCTTCTCTTTCTTCTGAGAGAGTTGTTGCTTCAGTAGCTCATCAGCTAATCGTCGAACCTCACCAACCTCCTGTGCCTGACGACCAATGAGCTTTTCAGCCTCTTGGTGCATCGTCACAATCTCCTCAAGACTCTTACCCTTGTACTTATCGGGAATCTTGGGAGCTTCTGGTGCAGCGGCTGCTTGAGCCTGCTGTTGTTCAACTGCCTCTAATTCGCTTTGCTGAGACATGTCTTCATTTTCAATAAGAGCCATACCTAACCTTTCCTGCCCATACGGGTTCTAGGATAATCTAATGCAAGCGGGTTATTCGCCGTGAGAGGCGGCCTTCTTGCGTTCTTGTTGCTGTTTCTCCACCCTCACACGCTCCCATCGGCTGTAAGCACCAGGGAAAGCCCCGGTAATGCCTTCTAGGTTCACGCGAGGGGCAGAAACAACGCGAGTAGCGGTAGTGTCACAGTGGATGCACTTCACGCTACGGATACCATCGTCAATCAGTTTCTCAAACGAGTGCCCGTTTTCACAGACGAATTCAAACATTCGTTTCATTCTTCTTCCTCCAACTGCTTAAAGACTTCCTCGCAGGTTTGCTTGCGTCGTAAGATTAGTTCAAGAATGTCCAACTGGCCTTTCCGGAAGTAAAGGTCTTGTGTGTCCGTTACCAGTGATAAATCGTTGATGCTATCTTTTAATCGTTGCAAGTCTTCTACTAAGTCAGTCCATCCGGGTTGGATGAAGAGAGTAAACTGATTCTCGTAATACTGTTGTAAGGATTGTTCCATGAAGGAGTCCTATAAAGTTCATAATAGTATATTATACCAAACTTTTACACTTTTGTCAAGTACTTTTTACTGTTTTCTTGACATTTGTGCTAAAGCAATGCGTTCGTTGCTGTCAATGTCCTTCTCTTTGAGCGCAATCTCGGCTAATTTCACCCGACGGGCAAAGTCAGCAGACTCGTCGTTCTCATTAAGGTTGTTAGACAGGGCAGCGATGAGCTTGGCTTGAGCCAGTTGCGGCGTAACTTGAGCTTCAACAGCGGCCTTCTGAGCCTCTGCCTGCTCCCGTGCTGCCTTAGCCTGGGATTCCTGCAACTGAGCCTGCACCAGAGCCATCTGAGCCTGTTGCTGCTGCATTGCAGCCTCTTGAGCCTGCGGATTGGGCTGAGACATCTGCTCCAGAGCCGCCAGAAGGTCACCACGGTTGCTCAGACTGCTGTTCTGGAGGATTCCACGCAGAATCAGAGGCAGAACAGGCGTATCCGGGCCTAAAGTCTGCAACAGGGCAATCATTTGCTGCTGTTCAAACTCACGGGCAAGGATGCCAAGCGAAGCAGTTGGTACAAACGTCATATCCACCGTCGGATAACGGTCAGGATCGAACTGCATGTAGCGGAAAGCAGCCTTGTTGATGAACGGAATCATGAAATCTTCTTGGAAGTTCGTCAGCGTACGCTTGTACTTCTTGATAATTCCAGCCATCGCCATGCTCATACCGCCTGCGCCAGCGTCACGGGGCACATTGGAGGGCATTCCTGCGCTGTCAACGGTTCCAGTGGCCTGTAACAGCATCCGCTCAAAGTTCTGAGCCGCATTCACGGCATTGCCGTCGGTTTGACCGAACTTGAACGGGAACAGAATCTCGCCAGGGTTGCCGTTGGTGAGGATAGCCTTACCGGGTTTAACCTCAAACTTGGCTCCACGAGGCAGGCGCGTAGCGTCCATCGCAATCATGGGTGCCGTTGTAAGGGCCAGAGAGTCCATATGGGCGCGTAATTGCCCATCAATGGCTTTCTGCATGTTGTAAGCCTTTTCAACCGTGCCACGGCCCCAGAAACGGCCAGGAACGGTGTCATCTTGGTAAGCCACCACAGGCCGATCCTTCATCATGTAAGGATTTTCTTCGGCTTTGAGCAGCATACTGTCGTTGGCAATCACGACAATGGCTTCAAC